GATCCGGGGGCTGGGGGGCCTGAGCACCGTATACAGCGACAATGACATCGACCTGCTGGTGCGGGGCGGCGTGACGCCCCTGGAGAGCGCGGCGGGCACAGTGTCCCCGGTGCGGGGCATCACCACCCGGACCACCACCGGCGGCGCGGCGGACACCACCTGGCGGGAGCTGACCACCATCCTGATCGTGGACGATGTGATCCCGGCGGTGCGGCAGGCCCTGCGCAGCAAGTTCGCCCGGGCCAAAAACACGGCCCAGAGCCGCAGCGCCATCCGCTCCCAGGTGATCGTGGAGCTGGAGAAGAAGGTGACAGAGGAGATCATCGACAGCTACGGCGAGGTGACGGTGACGGCCTCGGAGGATGACCCCACCGTGTGTCTGGTGGAGTTCAGCTTCGCGGTGGCCCACGGGCTGAATCAGATCTATCTGACGGTCCACATCACGGTGTAAGGAGGAGACGGTATGGAAGCAACGGGATTTCCCACCAGCGCGGACATCTATCTGGAGCTGGACGGGAGAAAGATCGCGGTGGTGCAGGGCTACACCGCCCGGGCCAGCAAATCCAGCCAGAGCGTGGAGGCCTTCGGCGAGAGCGAGCCGGTAGCCACCATCGAGGGCCAGCGGAAGTACACCCTGGAGCTGACGCGGCTGTACGCCACAGAGGACGCGGTGACGGACGGCATCAATTTCTATGACCTGCGGGACTTCTCCCTGGTGATTTGCAAGCCGGACCGGAAGGTCATTTACAGCGGCTGCCAGTGGAGCGCCATCCAGGAAGAGGGCCAGCTGAACGCCATGGTGGCCGAGAAGGTGACCGTGGTGGCCTCCAAGCGGATCGAGACCACGGCATGATGGAGGAGCTGGACGAGCTGCGGCCGCCCACGGCCTGGCGGCTGCTGGAGATCTGGCGGGGGACCCGGGAGCTGGCGGAGGAGCCCCTGGAACGTGCCCTGCTGTGCAACGCCCAGGTGCTGGCAGAGAGCTGCCTGTACCAGGGGGCGCCGGTGTTTGATGACGGCGCGGCGGTGCTGGCCCGGCTGACCGCCGGGGAGATGGAGGCGCTGCTGCGCCGCCTGGCGGGGGAGGAGCCCTCTCCCGCCCCGGCGGCAGTGAACCGGGACTTTGACCAGACCCGGTTCCAGGCGCTGAAGGGGGGCTGAGATGGAGTACATCCGGGAGATGCTGCTGCGGCAGCGGACGGCCCTGGCCCGGCTGATGCTGGGCGGCGCGGCGGAGGAGCCATCGGAGACCGCCTCCGCCCCAGCGGCGGATAGGCAGGAGGCGGCGGCCCCGGCGGAGCGCGGGACGGGCCGCCTGGAAGTGACCTCCGGCGGGCGGGAGGCCCGCCGGAAGAGCTTTGCGGCCGCCGGGGCCGACAGGCAGGCCGTCCCCGCTTCGGCGGGGGAGACGCTGCGGCCGGCCCTGGCCCGGAAGCGTGCAGAACGGCAGTATACGGCCGCCTTCGGCCCGGCTGGCGCCGGAGAGACCGCCGATTCTGCCGGGAGGGGGAATCCCATGAGGGAGGATGGCCACCTGTCCGGCGGAGGCGGGGCAGCAATCCCCGGCGGGGACGAGGCGGAGGAGACGCTTTATCTTCTGCCGGGACGCTGGAACTCCGGCGCGGCAGGAATGATGGAGAGCGCCAGGGCGCTGTCCCGCACGGTGCAGCGGGACGCCCGCCGGTATGACGGCGGATTCCCGCTGTATGACTGAGGAGGTGAGGACTTGCTGCTGAAACCCATGCGCTATAAGGACTACACCTGGCCCCACAATCCGGAGACCTGTGCGGTGGAGTACCGGCGGCAGATAGCAGCCCACAAGATACCCCTGGGGGGCTGGTATCTGCAGGATCTGGGGCGGACGTACCGCATTTTCCGGGGAGAGGGGACCTTTGCGGGGGAGCGGGCCTACGAGGAGTTCCAGACGCTGGCGGAGGTCTTTGACCAGACCGGGCCGGGGTTGCTGGTGCACCCGGTTTGGCGGACGGTCAGCGCCTATTTCGTGACCCTGGAGCTGATGGAGGAGCCGCTGCCGGACTATGTGCGGTACCGCTTTTCCTTCTGGGAGGACAGCACGGCATCCGGCGGGCTGGTGGAAGTGCCCGCAGAAGGGGAGCCGGACGGCGCAACGGACCCGGAGATCCCCGCCGGAGGCTGGACTGCCGTTCATACAGTGCAGAAAGGAGACACCCTGTGGGGGATCGCCGGGCGGTACGGCGTGGCGCTGACTGCCCTGATCGCGGCCAATCCCCAGATCAAGAACCCCAACTTGATCTACCCGGGGGACCAGGTGCGGATACCATGAGAGGACGGATCATCACCAGCGACCACCGGATTTTTGAGCTGCCGATGCTGCTGCGCTGGAATATCACCTACACCGGCGGCGTGCCCTGCGACAGCTATGGGGTCACCTGCGTGTACGACAGGACCATGGCGGAGCCGCTGCATCTGGCGGCGGGTTTCCTGGCGCTGGACGAGAACGGCGGGGTACTGCTGCGGGGCATCGTGGACGAGTACGAGGCGGAACTGACGGCAGCGGGACTGACGGTGACCATCTGCGGCCGGGGATACGCCGCCCGGCTGCTGGACAATGAGTCTCGGCCGGTGACGTATCAGGGAGCCACGCTGGCGGAGATTGTCCGGTGCCATGCGGCGCCCTACGGCATTTCCAGCGCGGAGATCGCGCCGGTGTCGGCGGACTCTGTTTACACCGTGGCCGCCGGCACCAGTCAGTGGAAGGCGCTGGAGGGCTTTTGCCGGACCTATGGGGGCTTTTCGCCCCGCTTCCGGCGGGACGGGCTGCTGGTGGCGGCGCCGGAGCGGGATGACGGGCGGCGGATCGTCATCGACGGGACCAGCCCGATCCTATCCTGCACCCTGCGGGAGGACCACTACGGTGTGCTGACGGAGGTGCTGGTCATCGACAAGACCCGGAATGTGTCCTACAGCGTGCAGAACCGGGACATGCTGGACCGGGGCGGCCAGTGCCGCCGGGTGGTCTACACCCCGGGGCAGAGCACCTGGGCTGCCATGCGGTACACCGGGGAGTATCAGATCCGGCGGTCCCGGGAAGAGGAACTGACCATTGAGCTGGGGCTGGCCGGGTGTTTCCCGGCGTTTCCCGGGGACATGGTCCGGCTGGAGCTGGAGGCCATGGGCCTCTCCGGCGAGTACCGGGTGGCCGAGGCGGAAAACACGGCCTCCCCGGAGGCGGGAGAGGTCTGCACATTGACACTGAGGGAGCGGATATGAGATGTGGATATCGAGACAGATGAAGGCGCCGGCGCCCACGGCGGACGCGGACCTGGGCATGACCACCATCGCCGGAGACAGCGTGGGCGTGGTCACCCGGGGGGAGGTGCGGGCGCTTCCGGTGTACGGCCCCGGCGGCTATGTATGGATGCCGGAGAGCGGCGCCGCGGTGCTGGTCATCAAGGGCGGCCCCGGCGGGGAAGAGCAGTGCGTGGCAGGACAGCAGCAGGCTTTGATCCCGGAAGGCATGGGGCCGGGGGAAGTCTATCTCTTCACCCCCGGCGGAAACAGCGTGTACCTGCGCAGCGGCGGCGAGATCGAGCTGCGGGGCGAAGTGCGCATCCAGGGCAGCCTGACGGTGAACGGGGAGCCCTATGCGCCCTGCGAGTGCTGAGGGGGGATGGAGATGGGACTTTCCCTGCGGAATGGAGACTATGTGCCTGACGGGACCGGCGGCCTGCGGCGGGCCGAGGGCCGGGAGGCCCTGCTGGAGCGGGTTCTCTTCCGCCTGACGGCCCGGCGGGGGACCTTCCCATTTCTGCCGGAGCTGGGGAGCCGGCTGTGGCAGCTGGGCCAGCTGCCCGCCGCCAGGCGGCAGAGCGCGGCGGAGCAGTACGTGGCGGAGGCCCTGGCGGCGGAACCGGGGCTGACGGTGGAGCAGGTGGTTTTGGCGGAATCCCGCGGCGGCCGGGCACAGGTGACGGCCAGCCTCACCTGGAGGGGAGAGGCCCTGTCCGTCACCGTGGAGGTATCGTGAGAGGAGCGGTTGTTTGAAAACGACAGAGGAGATCTACCAGGCGCTGCTGGCGGCCTTTGCCCAGCGGGCGGGCTTCACGCCGGAGGCGGACTGTGACCTGTCCGTGCGGCTGTACGCTGCGGCGGCGGAGCTGCAGGCCCTGGGCATCCAGGGCGAGTGGGTGCTGGACCAGAGCTTTCCCCAGACGGCCCAGGGCGTCTATCTGGACTACCACGCCCAGATGCGTGGCATCGCCCGGACGGCAGCCACGAAAGCGGTGGGAACGCTCCGCTTTTCTGTGGAGCGGGCGTCGTCTACGAATCTGAGCATCGCCGCCGGAACGGTCTGCATGACGGCGGGAGAGACCCGGTTCCAGACCACGGCGGAGGCGGTACTGGCGGCGGGAGAGCTGTCCGTGGACGCTCCGGCGGAGGCCTTGGAGCCTGGGCGGAGCGGCAACGCCGCCGCGGGGACCATCGTGATCCTCACCGCCTGCCCGGTGGGGATCACCGGATGCACCAATCCGGCGCCCTTCACCGGCGGCAGTGACCAGGAGGACGACGCAAGCCTGCGGAGCCGGATTTTGGAGAGCTACCAGCGGCTGCCCAACGGGGCCAACGCGGCCTGGTACGAGCAGACCGCCATGGGCCATGAGGGCGTGGCGGCAGCCCGGGCAGTGGGCCGGGCCCGGGGGATCGGCACGGTGGATGTATACATCGCCACGGCGGCCGGACTGCCGGACGGGACACTGCTGGCGGCGGTCCAGGCGGACCTGCAGGAGCGGCGGGAGATCGCCGTGGACGTGCAGGTCAAGGCCCCGGCGGCGGTGGAGGTGGACGTGTCCGCGGAGCTGGCCGTCCGGGAGGGGGCGGACTTCTCCGCGGCGAAGGCCGCCGCAGAGCAGGCTCTGGCGGGATTTTTCAGCGGCCGCAGGCTGGGCGGGCCGGTGCTGCTGGCGGAGCTGGGGGACCTGCTGTACCACGTGGAGGGCGTGGAGAACTACCGCCTGCTGGCCCCTGCTGCCGATCTGGCGGCGGAGGACGGAACGCTGCCCATGCTGGGCCAGGTGACGGTGACGGAAATGGAGGCGGACGGTGATGTATGAGGCGCACCTGCGCAGCCTGCTCTCACCGCTGGGAGTCTATGACCTGGAAGAGCACTCCGCCAGCGGCGCGGCCGTCTGTGCACTGGGAACAGGGCTGGACACGGTCAGCCGCCGGCTGGAGGAGATCGAGCGGGAGGCGCTGACCGCCACGGCGGAGGGGGAGGGGCTGGCCCGGCGGGAGGCCCTGTTTGCCCGCCGCCCCGCCGCCGTCACACC